GTTGTTAAATTGAGTAAACTCAGGATCTACAGAACCTTCCATTCCGTTAGTTCCTTTTCCAAATTCAGAACCAAACACAAATACTTTTAGATTTGGCGTGTCTGTAACAAAATCAGCCGGCCATTGAGTTAACCCAAAAGGGTGTGCGGTAACTTGTGTTCCTGTAGTAGCACTAACAAATGCTTTTGCTTCAGTTCCAGTAGCAGGGTTAAGAACAACAATTAATGCATTCTTACGAATAGCATGGTGTTTTCCAGTTCCTCCGACAATACTACCAGTGCCATCATTATCTTGGATAACGATAGTTCCAGCAGTTCTAGAAGCAATTGTACATTCATTATAAGAGATATGCAAGCGGTTTTGCTCGCTCCAAATAACTTGATCGGAAGTCATTGGCATCTCAGCTCCTACCATTTGAAGAAAGCCAGAAAGCGTACGATTTCCGTATCGCTCTACTTCAGCTTCATAAATCTCAGGTAGATATTGCTGAGAAAAGTCATTACCAGCACCACTTGTAAAATCAAGATAGTTAGCGGTACCGGTTTGTTTTTTGGCCGTTGGAACCAACGAACCAAACAAAGGTGATAATGCCATTTTGTTTTAATTTTAAGTTTTAACGTTTTGTTTTAATTTTAAGTCTTGAAGAATCTGCACCGCTAACAGCCTTAACTCTTAAACCATTAATAAAAACATCGCCAGATTGAGATTGTCTCGGCTCAGTACTAATATTTTTAGTTTTTGCCGCCATATCTTTTATAGCATCTGCTTTGCCTTGTTCATAAAAATGATTTATAATTTGGTCGGGGTTGTTAGCTACATATAGAGCTTTATGATATCCACTTAAATCTGACACTTCACCTTTGTCATTCAAGAACTTCTTGATAAAGTTACTTATATCTGATTGTTGGTTTGCTACTGAAGAATTATCTTTTAACCCGTATCTAAACTTTTTTTCACCGAGTTTGAAATCAAAACCTTTGAAATCGTCGTTAAAATAAGTTTTTGTACGATTTTGAAAATCTTCAGTACGTTGCTCCATAATTTGCTGATTTTCATTGTATCGATTGAAAAAGTCAACTGCTTTTTGTTGTTCCTGAGTTACGCCGGGTCTCAACTTGATTTCGTCGTAATATTTATTTTTCAGTCCTTCTAAAAAGTTTTTGGCTTTTGCAACTTCTTCTTTATACGCAATTTTTTTCTTACGTATATCTTTTTGATCATCTAGCTCCTCATCCCATGTAAAGTCCTCTAAAAGAATACTTACATCTTCGGAGTCTAAATGAGGTTTGCTTTGGCGGTAATATTCCCGCAAAAGTGTATTGTTATCCACATTAGAATAATCTGCATTTAATCTTACATAATCTTCTAATGTTCCTCCAGTCTCATTCATAAAGTCAACAACTTTTTGAATATTTTCTGGCAATGGATCCGCAGTGTCTTGCGACTCCTGCACAGCTTCTTCTACTTGCTCTTGCAAAGTTTCAGTTTGCTCTTGAACCTCTTCTTCTGTTATTTCTTGTATTACAGGCGCTTCCTCTACTTTTTCTTCGGCGGCCCGTACTTCTTCAACCACTTCTTCGCTGCTTGGCGAGTCTTCGGATTTTTTGACAGGAGCATCGCTCTCATCTGCTGTATTGACTTGAACGGCATCTTCTTGTTCTGGTTTTTCGGTGAGGTCTACCTTAATGGTATCACCTGTTTCTTGAGTTTCTTCCGGCTTTTGAGATAAATCTACTTTAATAGTTTCAGGTGTCTCAGAAAGCTTTTTCATTTTGCGAGGCTTTACTTTAAATTCGCCTTCTTGCTTGACTACTTCTGCCATGATAAAATATTATAAAATTAATAAAAATTACTTAGGCTCAAATTGCCCTAAGTCAAAACCACCTAGTACATCAAATCCAGCAGATTCAAAGTTTTTTGGCAGTGTATCGTTTTTACGCTGATCAATTAATTCTGATTGTTGCGTTGCTTGTATTTTAGTACGCTCGTCTTTTCTGTTTTCTTTATAAGCTTCTTTATTTTTTTGAGCTTCAGATTGAGCCTGTGCTAATTTAATATTATACATAAACTCTTCCGCCATTAATTCTTTTTTAATGGCAGCTTCTTCTCTAAGCTTTTGTATTTCTAACTGCGACTTGCTATTCTCAATTTGAATTTTAGTTTCAGCTATTACTTGTTGTTTTTGAGCTTCTGCTAGCGCAGCTTTTTCTGCTGTTTGAGCGTTGGCTTGTGCTTGCGCTTGTATATTTGCCTGTTGAGCTTTTTGATCTTGCTCTTGTTTTTGTTTACGCTTTTGTTTTAATAGCTTGTTTGCCAATTTTATATTTTTAATGTCTCGTATTTCAATAACATCTTCTAAATATAATTGATTAGCTTGCAAGGCTATTTGAATATTTTTTTCTAGTATTTGTTTATCTTCTTCGTCTGGCTCCATTTCCATGAATATACCAAAATCAAAAATATTTTTATCAGCTAGCTCCGATAAAGTGGCAACATTATATACAGATATAGAGTCTATTAAAGCCTGCTTGGTTAATGGGAACTGTAAAGCATCGCCAACTCGTAAAGATATTTTCTCGCAGGTATCTAATGTTATAGCCATCATTGATCTTAAAATATGTCTAGTTGCAGTATTACTATTTGCAGCTGCTAATTTTTGCAAGCCTACTAAAGCATCTTTATCCGGTTGGCTACCATCTCTAGCTTCGTTCAATCCAGTAGCGTCTCTTATCATTTGTAAATAGTATTGATACGTATTTATTAATGAATTAATTTTAGCCTGGCCATTTGAAGTTTGCAATTCTTGAATAGGTACTTTTCCAGGATTCATATCACCATCTTGTGTGAATGACCGACCAACTATGCTACCCGTTTGGAAATACATGTTTAATGCCTCAGCCGGATTGTAATTTGTTCCGTTACCTAAATCCACTTCAGCAAGCCCGTCAACATCTACATAAACCCCGTCTGGAACAATTCGCGACATTACCTGCTGCAGCTTTAAATGCGTAATTTGTATCATATCAGCAAAACCTATCATTCTGCTAACTAATGAATTTATTTTACCTTTATAAATTTTAGGCGCTACAATGCTATAGTTCATTTTAACTTTAGCTGTATTTGACACAGGTCGCGTCATATTTTCAGCCATCTGCCATGACAACATTTTTTCTTGCCCTAATATTTTAGCGCCACTATATAAAACTTCTATTGTTCTTTCAACTCTTTCAAAGTTATCGTTTGCAGGCGGATTAAATGTGTCAGGTTTTTCTAAAGCTTTTTGTAAACCTTGATCTGTTTCTTTTATTTTAAAAACCTGTTTATTAAAAGTTTTGTATTCAAAATACAACACACTTATTGTATTGTTATCATTTTGCCCGTAATAGTTTCTTAAATAATCATTATTACCAGGGTACTTTTGTATTTCTGCTAAATCAGATTCAGTAAGATAAGGAAATTGTTTTGCTAAATCAGATAATAAAATTTGTTTTACTTCACCAACATAATACAGATCATCAAAATTAGGGTCTTCTGTATAAGAATAAACTAAATTAGCCGGGTCAACATATTCTATTTTTACACCCTCTGATTTATTAAAAGAAGTTTTTGAAGCACCAATTCCTAATACAACTAAATCTTCAACAATTCTTTTTTCTATATAGCTGTATTTATTATTATCTAATACATTATTTATAACTTCTTCTTGCGCAATTTCTACAGCATCTTTATAACTAAGTTGCATATGTAACTCCACCTCCTCTTTATTAGAAGGAAGAGTGTCTTGATTCATGCCTGAAGAAAAGAAATTAGAATTAAAATCATTATTAGCTTCTAATATTTCGTTTGCGCTAAACATATCGGTTAAAATGTTTTGCGTATACTGTGTTCTTTTTTGAGTAGAATAAGGATCTTGTGCGTATGCGTTCAAGGAATAACCTTTATTTGTCATGCCATTAACAACTATGTCAACAAACTTTGGTATAACAGGCACAGGTTTCCAGTCTAAATTAAGGTAAGACAAATCACCATTAATAGATAATTCATCTTTATATTTTTGTATAGATTGCTCGCCTCTAGCATATAGTCTTCTTGTATGGTATTGTTGAAAATTTGCGGTAAATCTATCACCGCCACGGTTATTTCTAAAACATTCACCTTCAATAGCTCTAGCAACCTGTAAGCCATACTCTAAAGTTTGCTTTTCCTCATTAGGTACCACCTGATCGGGAAATGAGCTGTTGTAATTAGTATTAACCATTTATTGTATTATTTTTGAACTATATCCTTTATTGTTATATTTTTTAAACCCGAGCGGAACAGATTTTAAAACTCTTTCCGCGGACGGTCTATATCTGTTTTTATTGCAAGCCATAATAGCTAAACCAGAACTAATTGTTGCATCAAACTTTGTTCTATTGTTTATATTAAATCCAGCCCAGTCTTCTAGTGTTTTTTGAAAGTATATATCTCCGTATACACCTTCTGTAACTTGGCCTACATAATTTTCTATATAACTTTCAATTGCAGCGGCATGTGCTTGCTTAATATCTTCAGACGAGTTTGGTATACCGCCTATATCTTTTTCTGTAACAGAAAGCTTATTCCAAAGCTTATCTGGTCGGTTCATTGAAAAACCTCTATAGCCTCTTCGTTTTAAATAGTATAATAATCGAGGTTTGTTGTTTTCTGCAAGTAGCGGCATTCCATAAAATACTAATGCCATAAGTACATCTTCAAAAAATATTTCAGCTGTTTGAGGCCTGGCAATATATTCTAAAAAAAACATATTAGGCGGAGCATCTTCCATGCTAAACTTTGTTAGGCCGTGCAAAGATCCTTTAGAACCTCTTTTGTCAACTGTACCTGATATATCATATGAGTCACACCCAAATGCACCAACGTGCTCATTACCTGGGTATTTAACACCATTCTTTACTATTACACGATTTTGTAAATTTTTAGGAGGGACCCAAGACACTTTAAACCTTCCGTTTATATTTGGTGCAAATATTACACTGCTATCCTGCTGTCCGTTTTCCCACTGAAAGTTACCTTGCGTAACTTGCATTCCGTTTTGAACCTCTTCGTTATAATCTATCTGTTCGTAAATCTTAGTTAGATTAAATAAAGATTCTTTTGCTTCATCTCTAAAAGCGTGTTGTTCCGTGCGTGGAAACTGCCGATAGTATTCATTTAAACCGTCTTGATCATTTTTAAGACCGTCAACTTCATTTTGCCAATGCTCTATAACTCCTTGGTCAATAATTTCTCCATATGGGCCTTCAACTTGTTCTTCCGGTGTATCAAAGACAGGGTTTCCATAAGAATCAATGAACCCTTCGTAGTTCCATTCCATAGGTATGAACAAAGAATATAATCCCGAGCTAGTCTGTCCATTGCGGTTTCGTTTAGTAACGTCTGAATCCTCGTATAGTTTTTTGAAATTTGCTCCACCTTTATCTAATGCGTTTGAGGTCGAGCCCATCATACACTTACCTACGATTCTAGAACCTAATCTAAGCGTTGTTTTCGTAACTCGCCAGTTGTTTAATATATTGTCAGGTCTTTCCCATTTGCCACTTTCATCGTGAGCTAATAGTTTTAGTTTCTCCCCATCGTACGAGTTATCACCCGTGTTTTTCCAGTCAATTGTTGTGTCGAGCCCCTCGAGCTCCTCCGGCCCTTGACCCTGATCAAGTTTTCTTCGCGTGAGTTTTGACGCTGGTACCCTGTATGCCAATTCTGTTTTTGGTCGATCCATACCGTCTTGTATGGGTTTGAAAAAGAATGGGTAGTTAACTGATATGGGTACAACTTTATCGGTAAACATTTTTTTAGCGTCGGCTCCTGACTTTGATAATATTCCAATACGTGTGTCCGGAGATATTGTTGCTTGATTAACGAGTTCCGATGATGCCATGAATGAAAAGCCAGACCGTCTATTTTTGAGGTAGCACATACCATAACATCGCTGATCGGCTTTGCATGCTTCCCAGAATATAAAGAAAAGTCTATTTGATTCCCTGAAATCTGCGGCGCCCACG